CGATTTTAAAGAACATGGAGTCAATCCAGGGTGAGCAGATATGCAGGACCCCGGATGAACTGAAGGCTGTTCGTGCAGGCTATGAAAAGAGCAAAGGGGCAAAGAAATAATAATTTAACCCATCCCATAGAGGCCTGGCATAAAAAGCCAGGCCTCCGATATCAGTACATCGATTATCTTTTCCATTATATTATTGATTAGTTGTAGTGTACCTGCTGACAATTTCCGGTAAGAAGACCGGGACAATAAACGATGATGCTTAATCGACACCGGGAACGGTAGCTCCTATTGCAAGCTTCCACACCGCACCACTCCAGAATGTACTTTGCACTATGTGTGGTCGTGCCTCATCTGGTATTGTAGTCTCTGCAGGTACACGGAGTGAGCCATTGCCTGGCCTAGTTAGTGTGTTTAATCGTATTTCTGATTGTCTTTATGCCCAGATATGTGAGAAGGAGCATGAATACTACCAGAGTCGTAAGTATTGATACCACACCTAGGAGTTTCTCTCCTCTTAAACCACTGCTTAGATCAAAGATGGCCCAACAAAAAACAACACAAGATGCCACTCCAATTGCAGCCAATATGACACCTGTTGTGATGCCAAGAAAATGCTTCAAGAACCGAGAGAAACTACGATGTCTTTGAATGCTACCGGAAGGACCATTAATGACAATAATCTATACATTCCCCCTTGATGCCATTATGTACAAGGCATCTATTGTGGTTGTCAATGGGTTCATACAAGGAAATTGCATAATATATGATAGAAGTGCGAAAAGGCGGGAAGAAGTGGGAAGTTACGGGAATAAAAGGGATATTTATATATATGGCGATGATAGAAGTGCAATTGTTGAAATGTTGAAAACTTTAGTTTTAGAGTCAATATTTGCAGATTAATGAAAGAGTTTTAAATAGCTTTATTATTCTTCTTCTCCCGATAATTTTTCAGAAGATGAGGTATCTATTATTTGTTGCGTTGCGGGCTGCTCTATTTTTTCCATCGAGGTCTTCTTTAATGATTTACTTATTATGCGCTTGATACGTTGTTTTGCTCGCGCTGCTATTTCACCATCCAACACTTCTCTTTTTAAAATTTCATTATAAATAATATTTTCTATTTCATCATTATCTACCTTTAATCCAGGGCACAACTTTTTAAGCTCTCTTCTAATAATATTAATAACATCCTCGGTCTGGATAATTGCAGCAATTATAAAGCGATTAACATTTAAAATGCGCTCGTGGAAATCTTCTCTTACTGATTTACTTAAACTCTCTTTACATAGGAGATATAGTTTTTCTTGGTCATCAGCCCTTCTCGGATTTATTTCTAATAAATTAAACGAGCAGACAAAATCATGGCCAATGGGTTTATTATATTGAATTTTGTAAATTTCCCAAATAATACCATTTGTAAGAACAATCCACTGGACTCCTTGATTAACACCATAGTCAACAACCTGCCTTAAATGGTTTTCTTTTAAATCAATCCCAATTGCCTTAACTTCGATAAGATATTGAATTTTATCATCTGTTTTTATAGCCAAATCACAGTATGTGCCTCTGATTGCGAATTCACTTGTTATTTCTGTATATTTATCAAAACCGAATATATCAGATAAAATATCCCCTACTATTATAACGGTGTTGGCTTCATTTACGTCCCTATCTTTTGCAATCTGCAAAACTTTTTGAAATTTATTAATGTTTTTTGTTAAACGTTCAATTACTTTTTGAGGTAGTTTAACCATCATATCCTCCTTCGTTTGATTTTTAATGTGTTAAGTCCCTGGCATACCAGATGACCTTGCCATTAATTATAACCTTATCATGTTCAATGGTAAAGGTTTCATATTCGGGGTTGTCGCTTTTTATCTTTAATAAAGAAGCCTTATAGTCCTTATGTATACGCTTTATAAGAATTTCATCATCAATAACTATTGCATATATACTTCCATCAAGTATGTCTTTTTCTGCATGATTTACAAGAACCATATCACCGTCAAGTAGTGTTGGAGCCATACTATCCCCACGAACTTTAATCATAGACATTTGTTTTGGATCACCCCTTCTTGTAATCCAGGTGTGTTTAAACGCACACATTGACTCAATAGTGTTATCGGGTACAAGCCCACCACCAGCACTAATCTTACCCTGTACAACGGGGATCAAAACAAATTCATCCTGCGGAAGATATTTTATCGTATCCTCGGCAACCATCATCACTTCTTTTTGTCGCTCAGATTCATACATTGGGCCCTCACCGGTAATGAGCCACAGCGCAGAAACACCGGTTTTTTGAATTATTAATGTTGCATGATCTGATTTTAATTGACCGCCCTTATTCCATATTCTATTAAATGTTGCTGCATTTATACCAACTTCTTTAGCCCACCTAAATGGTTTTTTATTACCAATAAGCATCGCGAGTCTTTTTTTTAAATTCATTTCGTAGTTTGCCATCATAACTGCGAAATAAACTGCGAAATAAGTAAATTCATTTCGTAGTTTATTAATTTATTGTTTTTATTATATATTTTTAAAAAAACCATATTTCCTTCAAAAAAATAACTGCGAAATGAATTTTTTCCTTGACAAATATTCTTTTTGTAGTTTATAAATTTCAATATGGTAATTGAACCCTTACATAAAAGGATAAAAAAATGAAAAAGAACTACAAAAATGCAAGACGAATTAGAGCTATGCTTCTTATGAAAGGTATTAAAATTACAGAGATAGCAAAAATCACTGGGAATTCGCCTAAGACGGTTGGAACTATAATAAATTATTATCCAATAAAAAAGTCTCGTCGCATTCAAGAGGCCATCGCTAATGCGCTTAACAGGCCTTTTGAAAAAATCTGGCGTCATGAGAGGAACCACAATCTTACTATAACAAAGAAAAGAAGGGTTGTAAATGACAATTAGAAAAAAACAATTGTCATACAACCAGCCCACCCTTTTTGATTTTATCATGGAATCAGAAAGAACTCACGCATCAAATGGCAGTCTTTCTATTGAAAAAGAATTTAAAGCTGCCCTTTCCGATGACCTCCGTCATGCGCGAGATGAACTCGGCAGAGAAATATCCCGCGCTCAAGTGGCAGCGCGAATGACGGATTATCTTGGAGAGGAGATTACAGTCTCCATGCTTAATAATTGGACGGCGGTGAGTCACCCACACGGTATGCCTGCGGATTACCTTCCTGCCTTTATTAAAGCAACTGGCGGGCAACGAAGAGCAGTGGAGGTTCTTTCACACCATAGCGGACTTTTTATGTTACCAGGACCAGAGGCTCTAAGGGCAGAGATACAACAAATTAATGAAGAATTACAGAGATTAAAAATAGAGAGGCAAAAAAGGCTTCTCTTTCTTAAAGAGATTGAAAAGACAGGGAGGTAAACAATGAAGGAATGGTATTCAGCGAAGGAACTCGCAGGCGTTGCAGGTATGCCAGGGACAAAAAGAGCAGTTCAAATAAAAGCGAAAAACTGTTTATGGCTCTCACGCCCTCGCAAGGGCCGAGGCGGAGGCCGTGAATACCACATCTCATCCCTCCCGGAAGAGACCCGCATAGAACTTTTAAAGCGCGCCGCAGGTATTAAATCACCAGGGCCTAAAGACCTCACAAAATATCTCTCCTCCCAGTGTATCGCCCTTACCCCTGACGAATTGAATGACCCCATCATGCAGGCAAAGATTGTTTGCCACCGCGCCTATTTCGCATGTATCTATGGGGGGCGAGAGAAGCTTTTAGAAAGCTTTGCCCGTCAATACAAAAAATCAAAAATTCAGATAAGACGCTGGATAGACAGCGTTGAAATGTTGAAAAATCCAACAAAACACATGATCACGCTCGGAGACGAGCGGGTCGAGATACCAGAGGCAAGAGCATTTCCACCAGAAGCCCTTGCATACGGCTTATCTCTGTATGCCTCTGATATGAAAGCAGGGATAAAATCTGCGTATCGAAAAATTATAGAGAATTTTTCTCAAAATAGCCAAAAAAATGAACAAAAAATAGGCGATTATTCAACGTTCACCCGGATAGTCAAGAAGGTTCCCGTCTCAATCTGGCTGCGTATCCGCTCCGGACAGACGGGGTTTGAACTTCACGGGCTACCAAAAATCATTCGAGAATGGACTGCTGTTCCTGTCCAGTCTGTAATCTGTGGCGACCAGAAGATATTCGACTATGTGGTTTATGATCCAGAAACAGATAACCTCATATTGCCAGAGGGCTATCTATGGATGGATTGCTCATCCCGCACGATAACAGGCTGTTATATAGAACTCGGACATTACAATCAATACACGGTCTCCCAGTCGCTCAGGGAAGCTCTCCGCTACGGCATCCCCGATGAGATATATACAGATTGGGGCAAGCCTGAACTTGCAAAACATATCGCACAGATTAGACAGAGGCTCGCGGGATACTGCGCAACAGCAGATTTCATTACTATGTATGATAAATATGGCAACATCCTTTATCCTGAGGGCCCTGAACCCGAACATCATAAGGCTCCTGCTGGCAAGCCCTGGGTAAAGCCAATAGAAAATATCATGAGCATCGTAGAATCCATGCTCATTTCAAAAAATATACCTGGCTACCGCAAGCGCAATGAAAACCCCTGGGAAAATAAAGAGATACAGCAACTTCTTCACCGCCAGGCAAAAGCTGGCGCACTTCTTACAGTCGAACAGTTTGTAACAACAGTATTTTCTATAATAGATGAGCACAACAAAAAGGAAAAACAACTCAAAGAAGGCAAATCAATTATTCCCATAGACTTTTTTGCTCAAGGGCTAATTGCCCAGCCAAGAACAATCTTTGACGATAGAACAATCGATTATATATGTCTTCCTCAATTTGTAAGAAAGCCCCATCAGGCCCGCGTCCGAGTTACTATCCGTGGCGAGGAGCGTGGGTATTATAGCCCTCTCCTATCTGGCAGGAAGCGTCCGGTCGCAATATCTGTGGATCCATACGACCGTAACGCTCCTGCCATCCTCACAGAGCCAGAGGATGGCAGCTTTCTTGATGTTGGAGAGCCCTGGCACGTGCAGAATCCTTATGATGAAGAAGGTCTTACCCATAAGAGGGCCCGCCAGGCAGAGCTTATGAAGTGGGTCAACGAGCAGGCGAGGCGCATAAAGCAGGGTTTTGATCTTTACAGGGCCCCGGAAGCTAAAGAAAAATCGATATTGAAAATAACATCTGCTACAAATACGGCCGCAAAAGCAGAAAAAGAAGTAAAAATATATCACTTAAAGCAACAGGCACAGCGTCAGGAGCTGGCAGAGAGAAAACGTGAGGCAATAGAGGCGCAAAAAGAACTCATCAAAGAATTTCAGGCCACCCAGGAGATGATGGGCCAGCCAAAAGAAATAAATGGCTGGTCTTTGCCAGAAGGCAAAGAGCGTTTTGCTTTCTGGCTTACCCTCAAAGAAAAAGTAGATGCAAATGAGCCCCTTTCAGATACAGATGCTCATTTCTTTGAGAGATATCAGAACACCCTGGATTACAGGGTATGTAAGGATATGTACGAAGAGTTCGGAGAACTTTTTCTTAAAGGCATAAAGTGAAAAAACATTTTTAAAAAAAAGAGGAGGGGGCAAAATGAATATCGAGATCCAAAGCATTTCTACAAAAAGAAAAGGCAAGGATGGGGGGAATGGTTCAGACGGTCAGATTATCGGCGCGGGCATAACTTTAGGCAATGACATCATCGCCACGGGCACTGTCGCCCCGCTAAGGAATGTTGCCACCTGCACAAAGGCGCTTGAGAGGGCAATGAATCGCCAGCGCCATCTTCCAGGCATGATTTGTTTTTATGGGCCCTCTGGCTTCGGCAAAAGTTATGCCGCCGCATATGCTGCGAACAGGCATAACGCCCACTATGTCGAGTGCAAAAGCACCTGGACGAAAAAGGCAATTCTCATGGCAATAGCAAAAGAGATGGGGCTTAGCCCTTTTCGCACGATGTATGACCTGACAGAGCAGATTTCAGAGCGCCTTGCGATAACAGATAGGCCGCTGATTGTTGACGAGATGGACCATATAGTGAAACGCGAGGCAGTGGAGATCATACGCGACCTCTATGAAGGTTCGGGCTGTGCGATGCTGCTCATTGGCGAGGAGAATCTGCCAAACAGCCTCATAAAATGGGAACGTTTCCACGGCAGGATATTGGATTTCATACCGGCCCAGGCAGCCGATGTAAGCGACGCCAAAGTCCTTGCTAACTTTTACTGCAAGAAGGTGAAAATTGCAGACGATCTAATCCAGGAACTTGCCCGCGTTGCTAAAGGTTCCATCAGAAGAATATGCGTGAACCTTGCAAAAATAGAGCAGGAAACGCTCGATTCAGGGAGGATAGAGATGGATCTTCATACATGGACAAATGTTATGCATAAGTCCTTCTGGACAGGCGAGGCAACCATCCGCAAGGAGTATGTAAGATGAAAAGACCAATAAATGAAGTACAGAAAGAGGCAACAAGAGAATATCTATGGGAAAAAATACTTGAAAAGAAAGAATTCACGTCAGGCGAGATCTACAATGTATCCATGCTTGAAAGGAGCACTATCAGCGAATATCTCACCTCGCTGGTAGTTGCAGGCTATTTAAGCGTAGAAAAGGCAAAAGGCAAAGAGAGCAAGTATAAGTTGATAAAGCCAGTCAGCGAGCCCCCGCGCGTAAGGGAAGATGGTTCACGCATAACAGCGGGAATGGGCAGACAGAATATGTGGAGAACAATGAGAATAAGAAAAATATTCACGCTCAATGACCTCATAGCCCTTTCTTCTGTCGATGAGCACAGAGTTGCAGAAGAAGAGGCAAAAACATATGTAAGTTATCTTGAGAAGGCAGGATATTTGAAAAAGATTGATAGGCTATCCATGTCAAAGGCAACGTTCAGGTTTATCCGTGACACAGGGCCTAAATCGCCGATGATACAGAGGGTGCGCAGGGTGTATGACCCGAATTTGAAGCAAATAGTATGGCCAGAATCGGAGCAGCCAAACAATATTAAAGGAGTTTGAGATGTTGCAGCAACAGCAGACAATACCCTGGCGCGGCGGTGAACTCAAACGTTTCTGGGCAATGACACGTGCAGCAGGAATAGATAGGGAAACAATCTATAAAACAATTAATTGCAATTTCAGGAAAGAAAGATTGCATAACCTTACAAGAACAGAATTCATCCAGCTCATGTCGTTTATCGCAAAAAATCAAAAGACAGAATCAAAGGACAAACATTTTCTTGGCACGCCTATGGAAGCTCCCTGGCGGCACATTCGATATCTTCAAAGACAGCTTGGTTGGTCAGATGAAGATTTAGGGCATTACATAAGCTGGCACGGGAAAAAGGTGGGCACAAACATTGACAACGTCAGATGGCTTACAGTCGAAAAGGCAAGGGCTATTATTACGGGGATGAAAAAGATACTTGTAGGAAGCAAGTCTAAGGAGAAAACATGAGAGAGGCAACGACTGTTAGTGATAGGTGGAAAGTGATTGATGAAAAAGACAAAACTGCAAATGACAATAGACGCATCATCTGTCAGGCACACAAGGATAGAATTGATATTTCTGTTTGTATAGTTCGTAGCCTGAGGCAGCCTGAAAAATGCAATAGCTGTCCGATAAATTTATAGGAGGTGAATATGGGCTGGATTATAGGAGGATTAACAATAGGTTTTTTAGCTGCATGGTTTGTTAGAAAGTTTATATGGGCAGGCAGCGGCAACAATGAAGACGAATATGCGCCGGCAATAAAACTTGAGAATTCTGTCCTATGCCTTAATTGCGAAACAGTCTTTAACGTGGAACAGCGGGCATGCCCCCGCTGTTGCAGCACAACTTATATGAATATAGGGCTTGCACTGGGAGATGAGGCGACAAAGAGCAGGGTTGCCACTATGTTCGATAGAAAACTTGAAAAATGGCTTAAAACACAGACGATTAATAAAAAACCAATCCTGGAGGTGCGAAGATGAAAACGTCAGATATCCCGGAGCTCAGGACAAGGCTTTTTTTTGAGCTCATTAAACATATAGGCGAAAAAAACGCCATCGGCATGGCAGAACTCTATGAGATCGTATTTATGAAAAAGTGGTCGAACAGGATCAATGATACAAGAGCGCTCAGGCATTTAATCACCTCTTTGAGGAATGAAGGGGTTGCTATTTGTTCTGTTTCGGACAGGAGTGGAGGCGGTTATTACCTTGCGTCAGCAGGGAGCGAGATAAACGACTATTTAAGACGCCTTGAAAGAAGGGCACTTAAAATCCTGGCAAGGGTATCAAAAATTAAGAAGATCACACTGCCTGAATACCTTGGCCAAATGAGATTGCATATGCTTGAGACAAAAGAGAAGGAGGCGTCAGATGCAGCGTGAAATAAAAGAAAAGATAGAGTCATACCTGCGCAACATGAAGATCGTTCTCTCTGAAATAGAGGCAATAAACAAAGAATATGAAGCAGAAACGCAAAAAATTTCAGAGAGATATGGAGAGAAGATAACAAGCCTTAAAGAGGCGTATGGAATAATGGAAAATGATTTACTAAAGCTGGCAAAGAAAGAGAAAGCCGTTATCTTTGATGGCAGTGATATTTATGAGACGAGATATGGAAGGCTTATCCATGAAATGGCGGAAAGAGTTGGCATTCCAAAGGACGCCTTAGAAAAATGCGAGAAACTTGGCTTCACCGAAGCAATCCGTATCAGCAAATCCTTAGACCGTACCGTTGTTGAAAAATGGCCTGATGAACGGCTCTTTCTTATCGGCGCAAAACGCGAATTGAAAGAAAAAATAATATACGAGCTTAGTAATGAACTGTCTTAAATGCGGGGGTACAGGATTATATAGAGACGATGACCGGCAGAACGGGATACCAGTTATTGTTTGCGTTACCTGCGGGTTCAGGATTTACAAAGGAATACGGCGGAGAATGGGAGAAGAGGCAGATGAGGGAAGAAGGCAAGACATAGAGGCGTGGAAGAACAAATTGCAGGGCGTAGAGGCAGAAAAGGAGGGACGAAAGCGTAAATGTGAGAAATGCGGGAAGGCATTTGTGGCATATACGCGGGCAAAATACTGCCTCTCTTGCAGGATAATTGTAAAGAGAGAGTATGACCTTGAGTATAACAGCAAATATCATAAAAGAAATTTAAGGAACAGGAGGCAGCATGATTGAAATTGGCTATGGATTATATGGAGGAAATGGGTTTGCAAGGTTAAAAGGTGCAACCCTGAGCAGAATAGCAAAGGAATCGGATATTATGCGGCTGACCTTTTTAGACCGCGAAGGCAATTATGTTCAGATAGATATGATTATCGATGATTTTCTTAGATTCATAGAAAGAATTAACAGAAGAAAGGACATAGAAGGATGGGTATGAGTCATAAAATCAAAAATCAACGATCACTCACTATTTCATGCTGGAATTGTGGTTTTCTCATGAAGCAATTCGCTCATGACACATTCTACTGGTTCTACAAATGTCAGAAATGCGGAAAAGAAAAGGTTGTAGAGAGAACCGACAGGAAGACTATGGAAGCGGATAAGTAATGGACGAGTTACCAAATAAAACACTTTTAAGGCCAGATGAGGTGGCGGAAATATTGCGCATTACAAAACGGCAGGTATACAATCTATTAAAAAAAGGGGCAATCCCATCTATTAGAGTGGGGAAATTTATCAGGGTGCGAAGGGCATATTTTGCAGCGCTGATAGAAGAAAAAAACGGAAAAACAACCTTATGATAAAAAACCGTGAAAATAGTGTCATTTAGTACACATACCCCCTTTAAATATCAATAATTACATAGTTAAAATTCTACAAGATGCATAGTCACCTTCACCTCCATATCTTTCAACTGAGGAGCGAAGGATACTATTGGTGTCTTTTGCTCCTCCCTACCCTTGAGATAGAGACTGGTGATTAGCAATCGGTGAAGGAGAAGATGAATAAAAGAAAAATAGACCCTGATGCATGTTTTAAAGAGCTTGACGATGCGAGACTTATAGCTATCTGCCTTTATGGCGAGGCACGCGGGGAATCCCTTTCAGGAAAAATCGCCGTAGCTTCCGTTATCATGAACCGTGTCAAAAAGGATGGCTGGTTTGGTTCGACAATCAAAGAGGTGATTCTAAAGCCAAAACAATTTTCATGTTTTAATGATAAAGACCCTAACAGGAGAAAGCTCGTCATGATCGCTCAGAACTGGGATTACTTTTTCCAAAAGGATAAGGCGCTCAGGGAATGTTATTACGTTGCGGAAAAAGTAATCGAAGGAACTACCTTTCAGGATAATGTCTTCGGCGCCACCCATTATAAGACTGCAAAATGCAGGGCATCATGGGCAGATAGCATGAATCTCGTTGCCGTTATAGACAATCATGAATTTTATATAGAACAGGAGTCAAGGGGTCAAGGGGTCAAGCGAAGTTCACCCGAATCCTGGAATCCTGGAACCCTCGAACCCTGATCTTTAGAGACAAGGAGGAAAAGATGGAAACAAAAGGACTTTTAACGAGCAAGACAATCTGGGGCGCAATTATAGCAATTGCAGCTACAGCATTGAAGATTGCCGGCTACGACATAGGAGGAGACACAGAAGGCTTTGTCAATGACATCATTGCACTTCTGGGCGCAGGGATCGCAATCTACGGCAGAATCAAGGCAGTTAAAAAAATAGAAGGCGTTAAGTAGCTGTGGATATTGCAAGTCTCTTAACCATAGCGAAATTATCAGGCTGTTTCGGTGTTGTCATTCTCATAGCCTGTTTTATCATATTCATTTACAAGAAAGGTAAAGAGACAGGCGCAAAGAATAAAGAGGAAGAGCTTTATGAAGAAATGGATAAAAGACTTATGGACCTTGCGAAAGAGCTTAATAGTCTTACTGATGACCCTAATGCTCCTTTCAGCGTGCGCAAGCCTGAAGGGAAGTGGGACACAATTAGAAAGACCGGTTCTTGAATATGGCTGGCACTGCGAATTTGTTGTTGAAGCGGATGGGGAAGAACGCGCCTTATGCTGCATGGTACATGAAGACATGGTGAAGCTTATGCATTACATGCTGATACTTGAGAAGAGATAAAATGCATGAATGGCAGATTATAACAGTATGCGCGGGGCTGGTTGCGACATGCAATGTTATTGTCATGGCATATGTAAAATATGTTATCTCCCGCTCAATCAATCAGATAGAACAAAAACTTGTAGACGACCAGAAAAAGCTCTCGGCAATGGAGAAAGAAGTCTATGAAATCAAGGCTGAACTTCCAATGTATTATGTAAGACGTGAAGATTTCGTGAGATACGAAGTGACGATCAATGCGAAGCTTGACCGGATTTATGACCGTGTTGAACAGGAAAATAGGAGGGTAGACGGATATGGACATTGAGAGGGCTCGGAGAGAAGAAATGCGCTGGCTCATCTTGCAGGCGCTGTATGCCGCACAGCCTGTGGGCACATCTGAGTTGATTATAAAAAATGCAATCGAGCAGGTGATACTCGATGCGACAATGCTTGAGGTAAGACGGGAACTTGACTATCTTGAAGAGCGGGGCCTTGTATCAGTGACAAATCGTAATACAACTACATGGTTCGCAAAGTTAAACAACCACGGCGTTGATATTGTCGAATACACAATAGATTGTCTGCCTGGAATTGCAAGGCCAAAAAAATACTGGTGAGAAATATGCCGCAGAGATCAAAGGTTTTTGCATTGCCGGAAGGAATAAAACGCGAGCTTGATAAACGCCTTGTGAATGGGGGCTTTTCTAATTATGAGGCGCTTTCCACCTGGCTTGCAGAAAATGGATATGGAATATCAAAAAGTTCACTCCATCGTTATGGGACAGAATTCGAGCAGAGGCTTGTTGCCCTTAAAATCGCAACCGAACAGGCGCGGGCCGTTGTGGAGGCAGCGGGCGATGAAGAAGGAAATATGAATGAAGCCCTTATAAGGCTGATTCAGCAGGAGTCTTTTAATGTTTTAGTAAAGCTCAATGAAGAAGATAAAAATGCAATACTGCCAAAACTTGGAATCATGGTGGCAAAGTTGAGCAAAGCAAGTGTGGACCAGAAAAAATGGGCGCAGGAATTGCGGCAAAAGGCGCGAACAGCGGTTGAAAATATCGAGAAGAAGGCAGGCGAGATGGACAAGAAAGAACTGTTAAAACTCGTAAAGAAGGAGGTCTACGGCCTTGTCTGACGAAGCAGTCCTGTATCCATATCAGCAGCGCTGGATTAATGACAAAAACCGCTTCAAAATCGGCATGATGGCGCGGCAGGTAGGAAAGACATTCACAACCACATTAGAAATCGTCCTCGACTGCCTTGAGAAGGAGGCGGAAGGTAAAACCGCTCGATGGGTTATTCTTTCCCGCGGAGAGAGGCAGGCAAGGGAAGCGATGGAAGAAGGCGTCAAACGCCATCTCAGGGCATTCAAGGTTGCCTTTGAGGCGATGGAATATGCATTTGAAGCGGATATCAAAGCCCTGGAGGTTAAATTGCCTGGCGGAAGCAGAATTACGGCTTTACCAGCAAACCCTGACACAGCGCGCGGTTTCTCCGCAGGCGTGCTTTTAGACGAATTTGCCTTCCATATAGAAAGCCATGCTATCTGGCGTGCATTATATCCAGTTGTGGCAGCAGGCCATCCCATTCGTGTTGTTTCAACGCCTAATGGCAAAGCCAATAAATTCTATATGTTGATGACTGACCCGGAACTGGCTCATATCTGGTCACGCCATGTGGTGGATATATATACCGCGGTTGCGGAAGGATTGCCACGCAATATTGAGGAGCTCAAGGAAGGCATGAGCGACCCTGACGGATGGGCGCAGGAATTTGAATGCCAATTTGTCGATGAAGCAACAGCATATATTACATATGAAATGATTACTGCGTGCGAAGATGAAGGCGCAACGATAGATTTGCCTGAAGGGTTTGTTTTTGCAGGCAAAGAATTATATATGGGCGTGGATATAGGCCGCAAAAAAGACCTGACCGTTATATGGCTCTGGGAAAAATTAGGAGATGTCTTCTGGACAAGGATGGTTAAGCGGCTTTCCAAAGCTCCTTTTCGTCTCCAGCAGGATGTATTGTATCTTTATCTGCCATTTGTCCGCAGGTGCTGTATAGATGCAACCGGTCTCGGTATGCAGCTTGCGGAAGAAGCGGTCGAAAAATATGGCTCACGGGTTGAAGCGGTAACGTTCACAAATACTGTAAAAGAAGACCTCGCCGTAACACTGCGCAGGAGATTTGAGGACAGGCAGATAAGAATTCCCATAGATAGAGAAATCCGTGAGGATATCCATTCAGTTAAAAAGTTTACCACCGCTGCCGGGAATATCCGCTTTGATGCTGAAAGGACAGATGCGGGGCACGCTGACCATTTCTGGGCAGGGGCGCTCGGAGTCCATGCAGGCATAGCCATAGGGCCACCTGCGGCATCGGCAGGAAGCGAAACGCAAAAAGAAGATTACCATGCAGAGCGTCCAGGACGTATAAGGAATTGGCCGGGCAGGATAGAAAATTTCCAGATCAATAGAGAGATGAGGGCGCGATGGGAATAAAAGAAAAATTAATCGGGGCATTTTTCGGGGATATTATAGAAAAGAAGGTTTCAGAAAGATTAAAGGCTGCATCATCAACATTATCCGCGCCATCAGCAGAGGATATGCAGTGGCGCAAACTTACAGGCAGTGATGATAGAAATCTGCTTCCTGTCACACAGGACAGGATGATAGAAATTGCTTACTGGCTATGGGAAACAAATCCTCTCGCGGGATGGCTGATAGATATTACAACAGCATTTATCCTTGCCGAAGGGCTCCCGTACGAAGCAAAAAATCCAGATGTCAAAGATGTGATGGATAAATTCTGGAATGATCCGGTTAACCGCATGTCTCTCTATTTTCCAAAGCATATAAACGAATTACAGATATTCGGAGAGCTCTGTCTCCCTGCATTCACCGCAAAGCAGACCGGCAGGGTGCGCCTTGGTTATATCGACCCTGCAAGAATCGACGTGGTTGCAGTGGATCCTGAAAATGTTCGTGCAATAATAGGAGTCCTTACAAAGAGCTGGACAGGCACGATTGGCAGCTATTCGGTTATGTCAGAGCCAAAACAATACAGGACAATCCTGTCAGAAGAGGCAGATTATATTCTTTCTCCGAAGGCAAAGGAACTGCGTGAACAATTTACCGATGGCGAGTGCTTTTATTGGTCCATAAATAATGTAACGAATTCCCCTCGCGGCCGTTCATCGCTCCTATCTATTGCAGATTGGCTTGATGTATATGAACAATTTCTCTTTGACTATGCGGACAAATGGCCTCAATTTAACAGCTTTGTATGGGATTTGCTCGTTCAGGGCGGGGATGATAACGCAATAAAAGAACAGCTCAAGAGTTTTACCAAAAAATCAGGCTCGGCGTTCGGGCACAATGAAAAGGTTACGCTTTCCGCCATAGCGCCTGATTTAAAAAGCGCGGATGCGGAGACAGGCGCCCGTATATTCAGGAACCATATTCTCGGACGGTGGGGGTTCCCTGAACACTGGTACGGAGGCGGCGGGAATGTAAACCGTGCAACGGCAAGCGAAATGGACCTGCCTGCGCTTAAAATGATGAGCCAGAAACAGCTTACCGTTAAATATATCCTTGAGGATCTATTTGAATATCAGATACGTCAGGCAAGGGATGCCAGATATTTGAAGGTAAGCGATGAGGACGCAGGGGCATATTCTGTCATTTCGCCTGAAATGGGATCAAAGGATATAGCAAAATTCTCTACATCAGCCCAGCAGATAGCTACAGCGCTTGTTACCGCAGAGATGCAGGGCTGGGTAGATAATGATACGGCACGAAAGATTTTTGCTTCTGTTGTTGCCTTTACTGGAGTAGAGATGGATTTTGACGCGATTAAGGCTACCCTTGAAGAGAAAAAGGAGGCAGCAGGATATGAGGATTATACAAAAGCAGGGGTCCAGAGAGCAAGGGGTCCAGGGATCAAATGGACGGATTTAAGGAGTATAAAATGAAAATTTGCGTAAAATGCGCTACAAACGCATTATTATCCCTGGTTAAGGGAAATGCAAAATCCATTTACAATCGTTTATGGCTATGTCAGAGGTAAAATTTTGGGGTGTTTCAGAATGAAGGTAACCTCAAAAATAAAAGGAATTTTGAAAGAAAAGGATAAAGGCATCAAAAATGGGATGGAAGCCATGCAGGGAATCATGAAAAATCTGCACGGTCAGATAATGGATGACTTGGGCAGGGCAGCAGTCGGTTCATGGGATGCCTATTATCTCAGAAAACTTCTTGATAGCATCGAGGAACATATAGCTGAATATGAAGACATGGCAAAAAAAGAACTATCAGGCCAGCTTGATATTATGTGGGATAAGGGAGGAGAGCTTGTAAAATCTACCCTGATTGCAGGAGAAATGTATGTGGGCTTTGGCATTTCAAGAAGCTCTCTTGATGTATTGAAAGATTATTCAAATGATTATCTCGAAAAGCTCTTTAGCGATGCCTGGTATCAGATCAAGGGAGAGATAAATCTCGGCATTCTCGGCGCAAAGACTCCCCAGGAGGTAGCTCAAGCCATCGGCACAAAAATTGATAAGGGAAGATTCGCAAATATTGCTTTGCGGGCAGAAAGAATAACCCAGACGGAAATGGGAAGAATCTTTTCAGAGGCCGCACAGGCAAGGATGGAAGAAGCTTCCGGCTATGTGGAGGGCCTGGAAAAGCAATGGATCCATGCAGGCCATCCAAGACAGCCAAGACCCGCACACTTAGCCGCTAACGGGCAGCATGTGCCTGTAAAAGAGCCGTTTGTGGTTGGCGGAATCAGGATGATGTTTCCACGAGATCCAAACGCGCCAATATCGGAGGTTATAAATTGTGGATGCGACCATGTGCCATACCACGAACGATGGGAATAAAAAGCAGGAGCAAGAATCCTGCATTTTAAAAAAAATAAGGAGGTAAATCATGGCAAATGTTGAACAAAAACATTTAGAAGGGTTGAAATTCAGGACATCAGAACCGAAGATCATAAAAGAAAATGGGATTGAAAAGACAAGATATATACCCGTGGAAAGACCGCTTACTCTCGATGATATCATGAGCCAGAGAGATGTCGGCGATTGCTTTGTAATCGCCACACTTGATGGGCGGAAATACACAATCCCAAAGGAGAAAGAGAAAAAAGAGAAAAAGGAGGCTAAATAATGCCATATAACACTGAAAATGCACCTGATGCGGTAAAGGCATTGCCTAAACATGCACAGGAAATCTGGATTTCTGCTTATAATGCCGCCTATGAGCAATATAAGGGGGATGAAGGGCGAGCAAATGCTACAGCCTGGGCGGCGGTAAAAGAAAAATATCAAAAAGATGAGAATGGCACATGGCGCAGTCTGACGGCAGCGAATATGGATCCTAAAGAGGCTCAAATAGCGCGGAGTAAAAAATATGGAATTTCCATTCGTGAGGATGGGCATATAACAAAGCCATCTGAATGGGCGAACGTTCCTGACGATGAATTCCTCGACCCTGTAAATTATGCCTATCCATGTCCGGATGCAGACCAAACCAGGGCAGCGGCAGTTTATTGGGGAAGGGCGCGGAATAAGGCACAGTACAGCGAGGCAGACCAGAAGATAATTGATGAGCGGCTGGATGAATTCAGAAAAAAATACAAGATAGGCCCTTATGCAGAAGAACCTGTCAGGGCAGCAGGGATGAGTTTTGATGAAGATGAATCTTTATTTGATTACGTCAGGGTCAGCGCTTCAGCTCATCTTTTGAGGGCAGCAGAAAGCCTGCCTGATGAAGATAAAGGCTATAAGTGGCATGTACAGATTATCGAAGCAGGCCCTGACAAACAGGGCAACGTTGAATATCCATATGAAGTCCTGAAAGCCGCAGCGCCTTTATATGAAGGCGCCCGTGTTTTTGCGCTCAGCCAGGGTCAGCATACAGACTCGAATAATCCTTATGGAAAATCTGTCCGCGACCTGGTGGGATGGCTGAGCGATGTGAAATCAAATGGAAAAGGGCTTGAAGGCTATCTCAACATTTTGAAGACGGCAAAATGGCTCAGGGACGCCCTTGTGGATGCGTTTGAACGGGGGAAAAATGACCTTATAGGACTATCCCATGATGTGCTTGGCAAAGTGGCAAAAGGCAAAAGAATCGTGGAATCAATCATAAGGGTTGATTCTGTCGATGTAGTGTATGACCCCATAGCAGGGGGAAAATTCTTAAGAATGGCCGCAGCCCGCGATAAAGGGCAGGCCGAGAAGGAGGGCAGTATGTTAGAAAAGATTCTGGCAGCATTGAAAAAGGCCCGGCCTGAGAAATACAAAGAAATCGAGGGCAAAGTGGCCGACGGAACAATCACAGAGGATGAAGTGATATCTCTACTTGCAGCAGCAGCAGAAGACAGGACAAACGAACTCGAAGAGGCAAAAAGACTGCATGAACAAATGCGCATTACCGCATGCGGGGTGACGCTCCAGAATGAGCTGAAGGATAGCGGTCTTCCTGATTTATCACAGACGCGCATCAAAAAGCAGTTCGGGGGAAAGATTTTTGAGGCCGAGGCGCTTCAGGCAGCTATCAAGGAAGAAAAGGAATACATCGATAAGCTTACCGGAAGCGGTACAGTCAGTGATTCGGGGCAATTGCGCATGGGTAATGAGGAGCCGGAGAAGATTCAGGCAGCATTCGATAAGATGTTAGGTGTCCAGGTGGATGAGAGGTTCAAGGATGTTCCTCAGTTTATGGGAATCCGGGCAGCCTATGTGCATCTTACAGGCGACGAGAATATAACCGGCGTGCCTGACAGAAAATCCATGAAATTGAGCAATCAATTCATGGAAATGATGAGAATGCCGGCGGCTTTCAGTTCAAGCACATTCACCTATGTCCTGGGCAACAGCCTGTATCGCAGGCTTATTCAGGACTATAAAGCCTTAGATTTCGGCGAACAGAATCTCATCAGCTACGAGCGCAATGCAAAGGATTTCAGAACCCTTGAATCCGTAAGAATCGGATATTTCGGTGATTTGCCCGATGTTAACCCGGAGAATGCGGATTATACTGAAATCACAGCGGTCAGCGACGAAGAGATAAGCTATGCAATCAACCAGAAAGGCGTGATTCTCACAGTCACAAGAAAATATATAATCAATGATGATTTAAAGAGCATAGCGACTCTGATTTCACGGCTTGGCAGGGCTGCAAGAAGAACCTTTGCACAGCGGGGATGGGACAAGATTATTACCAATGCAACTTATAAGGCGGACAACAAAGCCCTGTTCCACAATGACCACGGCAACCTTGGCGCAGTGGCGCTTACAAATGACGCAACCGGAATTACCACACTCTATAACAGGCTTACCGCCATGTTCAACCAGACTGAAAAGAATTCGGGGAAGAAGCTTGGGCTAAGGCCTCGTTTTCTCTGGATTCCTATTGAGCTTGAGGCAATTGCCTATGGATTGAACAGCCCGTGGCCCGGAGTTGCAGGCGGCAACCCTCACGCAGGAAGATTCGGTGCGAACCATGAGCGTATCATCACCCTTTCTCTGACAACAGATGCAAACGATTGGGGATTGATTGCAGACAAAAATGACGTAGAGCTTCTTGAGGTTGCATATTTGAACGGCCAGAAAGAACCGGAACTTTTTGTCGCGGATAATCCGCTAATCGGGCAGATGTTCGTGGCAGATAAGATCCAGTATAAACAAAGACATGAATATGAATGGGAAATCGCCGACTATAGAGGACTGGATAAGTCGGTCATTGCATAAGAAAGATAGGGTTCCCTGGTTTTTAAAAAACAAGGAGGATAAAGCATGAAAAGAATTAAGGCAAGTTTGATTTTGGTAATGTTTTTGATGCTTGCGATGCTGTCCATGCCCATAGCGGACATAAGCATTGCAGCAACAGATAATCCATCAACAGGAAGCACAGGCTACGAGCTGATAGTTCTTCATACGCCAGGCGCATATACGTCAACCACGACACCTATAAAATTTAAGGTGCCCTGGCCATACAGGGTAATGAGTATTTCCACCTACGTGGGGACAGGGAATACGGACGGAACCCCGACATATACTATTGATGTGCAGCAGGGGTCTACGTCGCTCCTTTCCACTCCCATAGCAATAGCAACAGGAAGTATAGGGTCAGTGGTTGATGGCGTGCTTGCAGCGTCCCCGGATATACCTGATGAATCCACGGTTAGTTTGATTTTTACACTGGGAGGGGATACTCCGTCAATCTCGAATGTAACCACGATTCTTGGCGTGAAGAGGCAGTGAATTAAATGAAGAGAGCAAACAGAGGCTGGCAGTCTTATTCTGACAGGGCTGCCAGCCCTGCAATAATCAATGCGATAATTGTTTTCGGGCTTGTTGCCGCAACCACCCTTATCGCCCTGTGTTATGATTTACGTCTCTCACGTTATATCACGCTTTCTTATGCTGTCATTATCTGCTGCGGGATATGGCTTTGCAGAAAATCTTTGCCTCTGGGAATATTGTTTATATATGCAGGCATTGTCTGCGCCATGCACTGGACTACATCTATACTTGCAGCCATATCGATTCTGATTTATGCAATAATATTTATTTTTATTATTTCTCAAAAAGTCAAAAATGAATGGGTCTATAATACAATCTGCATAATCGCAATTCTTAATGTAATCTATCAGTTATTACAGCTTGCAGGTATCCAGACGTATCCAGGGCCATCCATTACAGGGCATTATACTCTTGTGGGCCTACAGGGAAATGTCAACGAGGCATCGGCTTTTATGGCTATAAGCCTGCCTGCATTTTTCAGAAAAAGATGGATGTGGTGCCTGCCTCTGCCCATAGCAGGGCTGGTTATGGCAGAATCACTTTCAGGCGTGATGGCAGTATTTGCAACAGCCCTGGTATATATTTTTTTGCAAGAGAAAGCGCGAGTTGTAATAAGCATTATATTAGCGTCTCTACTGGTAGCAGCTATCATTTTTTATGCAATTTATGTTGATAAGTTTTCCTATGAATCGCAAAAAAAATCACGCCTTACAATATGGGGAGAAAGCATTACAGCCGCCCTTTACAAGCCTATTTTTGGCTGGGGACTTGGTCAATATTCTGCTGTTATTCCGCTGCTTACAAATCCAATGGCAATCCCTTTGCAGGAGCGAAAGGCATTGTATGCAGAGGTGGAAGATAAAAAGGCATTCAATGAAGTTGTAAATAAAATGGCAGGCGGAGATATAGCGGCTTATTATAAAAATAAGAAATACCCGGCAGGTATTTTTCTTGAGGCGCACAATGAATATATAGAGACATTATTCGCTTCCGGCATAATAGGTCTTCTGCTTTTGCTTTCTTCAATTACCCATATTCTCCGGGAAGGATGGAAGAAGAAAGATAGACTGCCATTTTATGGTTTTCTTGTATCATGTGTAACAGCAACGGTCTTTTTTTCATGGCAGATTGTGCCTATCGCTGTGATTACAATTGTATGGGCTGGATTATGCCTTAGAAGTGGTGCATGGATAAAAAGGGGATAATATGAGCACGCTCGCAGATATAAGAGAAAAGGTTATCGGGATTGTTAAGGATGATTCAGGAAAATTAAGAAACCCCGATGACTACGAACAGGGTATAAATAGCGCCCTGATGAATTATTCAAGATACAAGCCTCTCCGTGTCATCGATGATGTTTATGGCGCGGGCACAAATCAAATATTATTGCCTGTGGGCTGGAGTCCAGAATTTTCGTCAATTATTTCAATTGAATATCCAATCGGTAATTTTCCGCCGACATTACTCGACGAAGAGGATTATATCGTAATAGATCGTGCAGGAACTGCCTTATTAAATTTCCCGCTCGATACATCAGAAAGAGTGCGCGTCACATATACGATGTTACGCACAGCAGATGATATACCCGACATTGACCTTCATGCCTTCTGTAACCTCGCAGCAGCATATTGCCTTGAAATGCTTGCCAATATATTTGCTCAGACAGGGGATTCCACGATTAGTGCGGACGTGGTGAATTATAGAAGTAAATCAACAGAATTTGCAGCAAGGGCAAAGAGATTATTGCAGCTCTATAAAGAACATATGGGTATCAGGGAAGATGATACCACGCCTCCGGCATCAGCGGTATCTGATCTTGCAACAAATTATCCTGGCGGAGGAGACAGATTGACCCATCCGAGATGGGCGAGGAAGAAGAGATAAATAACAATGCACGATGCACGAGGAATGAATGGAACTTAAAGCGACAGTAACTGCAAAGGGAGCGATATTTGAAGGCAAGGCACCTGAGATTATCCAGACTGCGCTCACTTCTGCCATGTATGAAGCAACGCAATCGCTCGAAAAAAAGGTAAAGGCGAAGACACCTGTGGGAGTGGGAGGGGCAAAAGGCGGGCTTCTCTCTACAATATACGGTGAGGTAGAAAGGGGAATTCCTGTTATAAAGGGTATTGTCGCAACGCAGAGTCCATATGGAGAGGTGATTGAAAAAGGGCGTACCGCCGGTAAAAAATGGCCCCCCGAAGGCGTGCTTATAAGATGGATAGAGCTTAAAATGGGAGTGGACGAGGCAACCGCACAGAGGCTTGAATTCGTTATTCGCAGAAAAATAGGCAAGAAAGGATTCCCTGGCGCGCATATGTTTGAACGGGCGTTTACGGAGAGCTGGCCGCAGATTAAAGGCATCTTTGAACGCGCAGGCTTTAACATAGCGAGGGAACTGAATGAGTGAATCTGCAATAAGAACAGCTATCTATAATGTGCTGAGCGGGGTAAATAGCATAGGCAAGGTCTATGATTATGAGCGATGGGCAAAAGACTGGGGAACTTTTATTGATTTATTTAAAGCCACAATCAACGGGAAGGAGCATATCAGAGGATGGGAAATATCCAGGTCAGGGCCCGTGAATGATGATGGAAGCACTCCGAGGGCGCATACATATAAAATCAGGGGATATATGAGCATTAATGACGCAGATGCTACAGAGAAGACATTCAATGCCCTTATAGAAGCAATAGCGGACGCATTCAGAGGTGACAAAACGCTTGGAGGCGTGGCGCTGGGACATGATTTTATCCAGGTAGACCTCATTGAACCAAGAATGTTTGGCAGTGTGCTTTGCCATTACGCAGAGCTCAGCATAATTGTGTACGAACATATATATTATTGAAAAAAGGAGGATATTATGCCGTATAAATTAAAACCGAATGAGCCTGATTTTATAGTTGTTGACGGAGACTTAGCGGGCAGAAGATTTGTGGCCGGCGAAGTCTATGAAAAGGTCCCGATGAATGAGGCACATAAGTTTCAAGAAATAAAGAAAACAGGGGGCAAGGGGTCAAAGAGTCCAGGGGACAGAGGGTCAGACGAGACCTCCTCTGTCACCGGGGCTGTTGAGCCCTCAGAACCTGAATCAACAGGGGGTGAAGCATGAAACTTTTTCAACCTGACTATAATCTTTTTGCAGTCTCTCTGTTATTGAAAGAGACAGCCCTGAACACCGAACAGACATTAAGCCATTCAATGATTATAGATAAAGACGATATACTTGATCTTGACCCTCGCGTGGAGGATAATAGCGATGAGCTGACGGGCAAAGAGGAACCGGATGCGGTCTACCGCCTGGGTAATATCGTTTCAAAATCATTGAATTTTAATAAGGCAAAACCACAGGATTTTCTTCTTGCCTACGGTTACGGACTTGGGACGGTTGCTACAAGCGCATACGGGACAGGATATAAGCATCTTATTAGCGGTGTTGCAGGCCCTGTTCTTCCAGGGTTCACAGCAGCCCAGCGTCTTGGCAAGACAATCTTCAAGCGCAGATTTGCATCAATGTTTGTTGATACGATTTCAACTATTTTTGCAAAGGATTCATGGGCAAAATGTGTTGTAGGCCTCAAAGGCACAGGAAAGTATAGCCAGAATATGGTGAAGGAGACGATTACTGCATATTATGATGCCACATCGCTTACCCTGGCAGCCAATGCAGTGGAGGGGGCAACCGCACAGGCAAGGCTTGATAATGTCCATCAGATTCGTGTTCTCGTTCCAACAAGCAACGAATGGGCAGAGGTTGTCTATAGCGCTGTTTCAAGCGCCACGCCCGCAGTCATTACCATAACCAAGCCAGGTGCGGCGCATACTGAAACGACCTATGAGGTGCTTTACGTGCCTACCGAGCCTGAATGGTGCACTTTCCCGGATAGGGTTATCGAACCGCCTCTCCGTGTAACAGACCTTGTTGTCAAGATTGGGGGAAAATGGAACGGAAGTTCTTTTCTCGGAGGCCGCACTGTTGATGCGGAGGTAGAAAGCATCGAACACACCCTCAATAATCAGATGGATATTCAATTTCGTGTCGGAGGCACAGGCGCATATGCAAATTATGCATTCAAGCAGGGGCGCAAACAGACATTGAGATTTGACCGTCAAATGCGGGAATTCATTCTTCAACAGAGGATCGAAGATAATGAATATCTCGGCATATATGCAAAAGCCACAGGCGCTGAATTTGAGACAGGCAAAAACTACTATGTAGAACTTATCTTCCCTCGCTGTACTGTGTTGAAAGCGCCCATATCGGTAAAAGACAAGGTGCTGGCAGAGGCAGGCGATATTCAGGTGCTGGAGGATGATACATACGGAAGCATCATTGTAACGGTTGCGAATAAAATTGCAACCTGTGCAGCATAAATAGCTGGCAGATTGGCGAACTGTCCGGCTTAAGAAAAGGAGGAATGATGCTTATTATCAATAACATGCAGATGTCAGAAGCAGACAGCAAGGGTCAATGGTTCGAGCGGGAGCTGTGGGGCGCGAAGATAAGACTTAAGATCAGACCTCATACTGATAATGTGATAAAGGGCATCAGGGCAAAGTGCAAAAGTATAAAAGATAAGGAAAAGAGGGAAGAAGCTGTTCTCGATGCCATGTATGACTATATCTTAGAGGATTTTGAAGGCTTTGGAGAGAAGCTCCCGGATGGGACGATCAAAGAAATGGAGACTACCCTTGAGAATAAGAAAAAAATTCTTTTTATGCCTGTGCCCATAGGAGAGCAGCCTAACTGGAACTGGGTAATAAACAAGGCAAATGAACTTGGTTTTGAAATACAGGAGGAAGAGCAGGGAAACTGATAGACCTCGCCAGGCACTACGTCACTGGCGAGGGTAAAATAGATATATTGCCTGGGAATAGAGAAATATGGGAGATATTGATGCTTGCGAGGACACAATGGAAGACTGAAATTGAGGCTGTGCCGCTGCCGCCAACGGGTTATTATTTTCGCTCCCGTTATACAGGCATCGACTATAATGCTATCATAAATATAGCCCGCGCTCTTGGCATCCCGTTAGACCATATATTTTTTTCAAAATTAAACTTATTTGAACATCAGGTGCTTAAAATCCTGTACGGCACAGATAAAGATACCTGTAATGAACAACAGAAAGAAAAATGCCGCTTTGAATTCGGAGAATTTTTTGAGTGGGCATGTAAGACCTGTAAGGAAGGGAAAGGAATGAACGATGCCTGAAAATAAGCTACAGATTATCATTACAACCGATATAAAAGGCGCTGTGACAGGCATCAAAAGCGTTGCTGGCGAAGTAGACAGGCTTGGAGACGGATTAAAAAAGACATCTGATACAAGCGCCAGCATTACTTCTCAGATGAAAGCTCACTGGCTGGGGCTGGCAGCCGCAATAGGAAGCACAATGGTTGCTGTCAACAAAGCAATGGATTTAGCCAGGCTGTCTGCAAGGGTGGAGACTCTCGGCGTAGTCATGGGGGTTGTTGGAAGGAATGCGGGGTATTCGCAGGAAGAGATGGAGAGGTTTGCAGAAGGAGTACGGCAGATGGGGATTACAACGCAGGAATCGAGAGAGAGCATTATCCGTATGGCACAGGCACATCTTGACCTTACAAAAGCATCAGAACTGGCTCG